ACAGCACTTTTGCAGTGCCATGCGTGCTTTGTTTCCGCGTTTGCAAGTTGTGATAATTATCACAAGCCGCACTGAGAGACGGAACGCACCATTCAAAGAATGGAAATTCCTTCTCCGCCGTATCGATAAAATGGAGATTCTCCATTTTACAACACAGAGAGATACCCTCTGCGACTGAACCCGGGCCGTGCTTTGGAAGGATATTCTCCTTGTCAAAGCGTGATAGAACGCTGGCGATAATATCGCTAGCAGTATCAAGTACGGGGTCACTTCTGTCAATAACCTCCGGTAAGGAGGTGTCAAGCTGTACAAACGCTCGTGAGAACGTTTTGAGCTGATGGATGTCGAACGGCAGTTTAAGCTTGTAAAACAAGCCACATAACTGCCGCAGGTGTTTCAATGCCGACACCGACCTTACGGTCGGGTAGACGAGCTCGATGAGACTCCCAAGAAACTTGGGGATCCCGTCCTTCCGCAGGCTAAAGCCAGCGAAAGTAGGAGCTTGTCCAGTAGACAGGTAAGAATCGAGATCCTTACCCAAACGCGGAAGAACCTTCGTTAGAAACGATAGTCCTTCCGCTCTGAAACGCTGTTCAAGCGTTTCTTGATCTCGTGAGAGGTCTATGCCTAAACATTGAGCTATGTCTGCAAGCAGGAGTTGCGTTAGTTCGAGATAATACTCGTTCATGCTATTCTTGGCCCCCGGGATTTCTCCCAGGTAAGCCATCATAGCCGTCAACCGGCTTAACAGACCCCAACTAGTGGCATCAAGTCTGGCACACGCCAGATACTAGCGCCACTTTCTGGTAAACAATTGAACAGGAACCACCATACGTCCATAAACTACTTACGCGTAGAACGCGTACGTAGAAGCTCGTCCCAGATCGAAAAGATCCAGGAAGCGAGCCGAACGAACGTATCTAAGGAGAAGCTTTTCACAGCTATATCCTAAGGTTCGCCATTCAGCCAGTCCGTGATGTACGACGTCCCGGTAAAGTCGGATCCTGCAGTTCTTGCAGAAACCATGACATTATCGAGCGCCGACACCGCTGCATTCCTTGCGATGATGTCCTTAGCCGACGCAATGTCGACTTGGTCCACCACTTGGTATGCACTTGCCTTATACGTGACCGCGGGTGAAACCGAGGAGTCCACGTACGAAACGTCAACGCGATACATGCTGCGACGGCGCCCTGCTTTGGTCACATCGTGACTAACAGTAGCATCGAGCCTCAAACCAGGCGTAGTAACAGAGTTACCACGCCAGGTTGAAGAGGACTCCCCGGTACCAACCTTATCCAGAGAAATATTCTCGGCAGTTGGACCAGTGCCTAACACACCATGAACTCGCGTAGTTGAAGGGTCGAGGATCATATTATGATTGACGGCTCTAACAATTACAGTTGACCACATCCTGGGTGGATGTAGATAATGATATCAGGCCCACTTAGACGCAGATTGCAGCCAGTTTCCGGGCACTTGCGTGCTCGAGATATACCGGCGCCTACCACTATTACGTGGTAGGGGCTTCGTCTTTATATGCGTCCTATTGGTGTTTGTGAACACCAGCGCAGTACCGGTAAGTACTTTATCAAGTAAATTCCGGGCCCAGCCTGAATACAGCAAGTCATCCTTCGAAGGAAGGTGACGATGCCGATAGAACCGCTTCCCCTCATAAGTCACAGGCACAACTGCTTGCGACGGGGGAGAGGCGGTGATGTCTCCGATCGTATATGTGGCAGCACAGACCGTCACCTGAATAGGTGAGTAGGAAAATGCCGCCTCATGAATACGAAGCTCGACGGGATACGTAGCGACCGACAGCAGGTCATGCAGCCAGTCACCAACACGCCAAAACCAATCAACTACAAAGCTGAAAGGAATGGCGTCCCATACGATCTGGGGGTCCATTGTGAGGCCAAAAGCCTCTAAATGAGCCCGTAGTTTTGCTTGTGCTAAAGAAACCTTAGGAAGGCCATACGAGTATTTAACAATACATCGGACAGGCATCTTTGTCGGATTCTTAATCGAACTGGTTGCGGCAATGGGCACAAGCCCATCAGCCACATTATCAGAGCATCGAATCACCGGACTAGACCCGTAAGGGCCGTGGTCCACAGGTAGCACATCAAACAGGTCGCCGTACGAATTCAACTTCGTTCGGAAGTACCGAATAGTCCCTTCTCTTTCGAGAAGGAGCTTCAGTTGCTTCTGAGATTTACTCAGCGCCTGCCAGATGCTAATAACGTCTTGAATGAACGGTTTCCAACCGTACTTCAGGTTTAAGTGACCATTCGCTATGTTTAGTAGGAACGATAACTGACGTGACCAGATATGAAACATCCGCTTAAGATCGCGCAGTTCATGCACGAAATTAAGGATGGATATTTCTCGGTTTATAGAAACCACCTTCTGGAATCGGCTATAAGCCTTACCATACAGTTGTTCCCATTTTATCTGTCCCGATAGCAACCGCCACCCATCTTCAAAGGCACAGACCGTAGGCTCATTTAATGCAGTATCAAACCGAGAGGTTTGTTGCAGCACATAGAACCAGGGTCTGAACACAGTGCAACGAGGTACAGTCATATCCGTAGGACGTATGTAGGCTGGGTTATACCAGCTTACGGTCGGCGGGACTTCAGCAAACCTCGCAACGTACCTCCAATGAGCGCACTCGTTAAAACGAGCAAGCTTGTCGGACGCGCAGTCTAACGACTCACGCGATAGTACGATAGGAACTTCCTCTGACCAAATAATGTCAGGGTTATCCGGGGGCGGGGTGCAATAGAGCGAACCATGGTATTCAAACCACCATTCACTCGCTCGCACTTTGCTTCGTTGTTTAATTGGCATAGTACAGAGGCCGGCCGGAG